ATTCATAGAAGCTAACATGTCATCCATTGCTAACGAAGTAGCTCTGTTTACAAACATCATGTTTTCTTCAATAGCACCTTGCTTATCAAACTCAGCTAAGATAGCGTCAAATTCAGCTAAATCAGTAGCAGCATTAACACCAGTAACACCAGATGTAACATTACCTCTATCTTCAATAGCAGCAAACAAACCTTCAGTTCCAAAGTTAGCACCTAATATTGGGCCAGCTGTATCAAGTGTTGAAGCGGCTAAACCTTTAACTGACTCTAACATAGACATTTCACAGTAATCCGTAAAACGAGCTCTAGTGTCTCCCTCAGCTTTCATGTACCATAAGTAACCGTTTTGTCCTTCTTCACCAGTAACCTCAACCCAACCAATAGCAGAAGTATCAGATCCAGATACTTCAAAAATATCTTTCATGATAATTGCTTTGTTAGAGTGAGATTTAAAAGCAGGCGTTACAGTGTTTGAAGCGTGATTAGTGTCTGAGCTTCCTTGTCCATTAGTTCCTTTGTTGAAATCAGAACCGTAAACTAAGATAGAACAAACAGCATCATTTGTGTCAAACCCTGGAGCGTCAGTTGAATGCTCAAATTCGTAAGGCAAGCAAATGAATGTTGAAGTTGAAGAATGAGATGTTACGTGTCCTTTGTAAGATCCTCCAGCTACTGATATAAGTAAAGTGTCTCCAACTCTTACACCGTGAGATGCAACAGCAAACCCATCACCCGCTATATTTCCATCAATATCACTTACAATTGTAATAACTGAATCCGCGATAGATACGGTTCCTTTGTAAGATAAATGTAATCTACCTTGTTCAGACCAAACCACTTGGTCAGAAGCCATTGCTTCTTCAGCACCAACTTGTTCTAAAAAGCCTGAAATTGTTCTTTTACCAAAGACCTCAGCTTCTGCAGCCATAAGATCTGGTAAGTATTGTTGTTCCCATCCGGTTGAACCGTCTGTGAAATCTATGTAATTTGAAGATAGTGCCATTTGTTGTGAATTTGGTACACTATTCAAATTACCCCCTGGAGTAATTGCCATAATTTTGTTTTTTTAATTTTTAAATTTATTGTTTTTAATTTTGTACTTAAAATTAGAAGAATCTTCACCTAACACTTTATATGTTGTACCACTCGTTTTAATTTCCCCATGACTTTGTCTTGGGCTCATGTCAACGTTCTTGGCTTTAGCAATACTATTTTTCATAGCATCTGCTTTACCTTGGTCATAAAAGTGTTTTGCAACAGCATCAGCGTTCATAGCCGTGTAAAGAGATTTGTGGTAACCCTTAGCATCTGATAATGTATTATTTTTATCCAAAAACTTTTTGGTAAAATTATTTATATCACTTTGGGTATTCTTAACCTCGTTAGCATTGTTAACATTAAATCGATATTTTTTGTCCCCGACATTATATTCAAAACCTTTGAACTTGTCATTGAAAACCTGCTCGGTTTTCTGAGTAAAAACATCTGTATTTTGTTTAGCTGCTTTTTGAGTTACTTCTGACTCCTTGTTATATCTATCAAAGAAATTAACCGCTTTCTGTTGCTCTGTTGTGAGCTTTGATCCAGCTTTGATCTCTTCATAGTATGTAGACTTTTGCCCGTCTAGGTGGCTTTTAGCGCTTGCAACTTGCTCTTTTAACGCTATCTTTTTCTTTCTTATATCTCTATCGTCGTCTATATCTTCGTCGTAAGAGAACGTGTCTTCCATAAGGAAGTTAATTTCTTCTGCATCTAAATGAGGCTTTGTTTGCTTGTAATATTCATGTAGTAAACTAGTATCATCTAATTTGCTATAATCTTGATTAAGCTTAACGTAGTCACTTAAATCTCCGCCAGTCTCATCCATAAAGTTCATTAACTTTTGAATATTTTCTGGTAAAGGTTTTCCGGTAGCTTGGGCTTCCGCTATAGCTTCTTCAACCTGTTCTCCAACCTCTTCTACTTCTTCTTCAGTAATTTCTTCTAATACTGTAGTTTCTTGTGCTTGTGCTTCCGGTTGTACTTCTTCTTGTTCTTGTGGGGCGTCGGCATTTTCAGCGCTTGCAACCACTCCGCTGTCGTCAGCGTTACTTTTTTCAACTTCATCTTCTTTTGGTTTTGGTGGGTTGCTTAAATCGACTTTTGTAATTGTCTCTTCAATAGCTTCCCCTGGTTTTTTCATATTTGCTTTTACTTTTGTAACGTCACCCTTAGGTTCGTTTGGAGTTTTCTCCACTACTTCTTCTTTTTTTGCCATAATATAATATAATAATAGTTAATAAACTTATCTAGGGTCAAACACGCCTAAATCAAATCCGCCACCTAGTATATCATTACCTGATGACTCAAAGTTTTTAGGTGGTTTACCACTATTTCTTTGATCAATTAACTCACTTTGTTGAGTTGCTTGAATTTTTGTTCTTTCGTCCTTACGATCTTCTTTTTCTTTTTCACCTGTTTTTTTACCGTCTACCTCCATTCCTTTCAATTGCATGTTCATCTGGAACTCTAATTGCATTAACTCTTTTTTATGCTGTACTTCTTGTTGCATTTTCTGAGAAGCTAATTGAGCCTTTAATTGCTCTAACTCTCCTTGACTAGCTGTTACGGCTTGGTTTTTTTGAACCTCACTTTGAGCTGCTGCTTGAGCCGCTTGTTGGTTCATTTGACTTTGCATTTGCATATTGCGCTCTTGTAAGGCTTGGTCTTTTTCTTGTTTCTTTTTCCTGCGAAGCTTTAATAGTTGGTTGGCTAGTTTGATATTATTAATCATTCTAAGATCAATAGCATCTTCAAGCTCTATGTTTTGCTGTTGCATGGCCATTTGAATATTATTCTCTAACATAGCCTTCTCTTCGTCGTCCGGAGTTAGTTCTAAAAATATACCAAAATCGTACAAATGTAGCTCTGACATTTCTTTAAGCGTAGCTACGTTGTGAGCTCCAATGGCTTGTATAAAAGCATCTTTTGTTGGAGAGTACTCTATAACGTCTGATATTCTAAGCGATAAACACTCCGCTGTAGACGACGTTAAGAACATACCTGCTTGAAGTATGTGCCTTGTAGCTGTATTAGAGTTTGCTGCTGCTAACTTTTGAACACCAACCAAAGCGTTTTTATCTGGAGTACTTCCATCTCTAGCTTCGTTAAGTCCAGTTACATCTCTTATCATCTGAAGGTAATAATTATACGTACCTATTAGGGCTTGCATTTTATTACCACCAGATCCTGATGTTATTTCTTGAATAGGTACTTTTCCTGGATTCATGTCGCCTTCTGAAGTAAAACTTCGTCCAATCACAGACCCAGTTTGAAAGTACATGTTTAGAGCCTCTTGAGGATTGTAGTTTGTTCCGTTACCTAAATCTATTTCAGCTAAACCATCAGCATCTAAATAAACGCCATCGGGAACCATTCTAGCCATTATTTGCTGTAGCTTTAAATGTGTTAGTTGAATCATATCAGCAAACCCAGTAATTCTACCTACTAATGATTCTATTTTTCCATTATAGATTCTTGGAGCTACTATAGAGTAGTTCATTTTAACTTTAGTATAATCACTCTTAGGTCTCATCATGTTCTTAGCCATCTCCCACTTAAGCAACTTATCAGTACCGAGAATCATAGCTCCTTCGTAAAGGCATTCTATAGATCTTAGCATTCTACCGTAACCGCCTTCCTTATCTGCAGGTGGATCGTACTGGTCATCTCTAGGTATAATTTTATCCGCGCCTGAGGCTGTCTCCTTAACTTTGTAAACCTCATTCATATAGGTTTTATAATTAAAATAAACAACTTGAATTGTATTGTTGTCTTCTTTATCGTATGAGTGTGTGGAGTTGTAATTAGATCTGTTAGTAGATTTGTTTTTCATTATTTCCTTAAGATCTTCTTCTGATAAATGAGGAAATTGTTTTGCTAACTCATTTACTGGTATAGTCTTAACCTCACCAACATAGTATATATCTTCAAAGTAAGGCGAGTCAGTGTGAGAATACACAAGGTTTGCTGGATCTACATAATCTATAGTAACACCTTCTGATGTGTTGAAGTTTGTTTTGACAGCACCAATACCTAAAACTGTAAGATCGTAATAAAACTGCTTTTTAATCAACTCGTAGTTGTTGCCTTCAAACAAAACATTTAGTGCCTGTTCTTCAGCTATCTCTACAGCTTGCTTATAGTTTAACTGCATGTGAAGTCCTAGCTCTTCTTCTGACTCAGGTAACTCTTCTTTTTTGTTTTCATACAAATCTATATTAAAGTTTTTCATAGCAGCATCATTAAACTCCTTAGTCTGCATGTCCCTTGTTATAGACTCCATATACTCGGTACGTTGTTTAATACCAAAAGGATCTTGTGAGTAAGCCTTTATGTCGTAAGTTCTTTCAGCAATACCGTTAACCACAATATCTACAAACTTAGGAATAATAGGAACAGGCTTCCAGTCTAAATTTAAATAGGACAAATCGCCATTAATTGACAACTCATCCTTATATTTTTGAATAGACTGCTCACCTCTAGCGTACAGCCTTAAATTGTGAAAGTTATTGTGATTAGATTTATATCTATTAGAATTTCTATCGTTATTAAACCACTCTTGCTCAATAGCTTTACCTACCTTTAAGCCATACTCATAGCTTAACTTTTCAGCATCGCTGACTGTTTGACTTGGGAAATAACTTTTAATGCCAGACTCTGCCATATTTATTACTTGATTATTTGTGAATTGCTACCAGTATTTGTGTATCTGGAAACATTTATATTTAACTTAGGTTTTGCAACCGTTGCGTTTGGAGCGTACAAATGTCTATTATTAGCCATGATAGCTAAACCAGAACTTATCGACGCATCATGCTTTGTTCTTTTGTTTATATCAAACTTAGCCCAGTCATTTAACAATTCGTTAAAATAACAATCGCCAAGCGTTCCATCTTCTTTTATACCAACGTGGTTTTGAATGTACATCTCAATAGCAGCGGCATGTGCTTGCTTTATATCTTCGCTTGAATTAGGTATGCCACCTACTTCTTTTTCAGCTACAGATAACTTGTTCCATATTTTATCAGGTCTATTCATACTAAACCCTCTATATCCTCTTCTCCTTAAATAGTAAAGAAGACGCGGTTTGTTGTTCTCTGCTAATATTGGCATCCCATAAAATACTAAAGCCATTAGAATATCCTCAAAGAACATCTCAGCTGTTGGAGGTCTGGATAAGTACTCTAAAAAGAAACTATTTGCAGGTGCGTCTTCCATGCTAAACTTAGTTAAGCCGTGCAAAGCTCCTTTAGATCCAACTCCATCCACGGTTCCTGATATATCATATGAATCACAGCCAAACGAACCCATGTGTTCATTTCCAGGATACTTAATACCGTTTTTAAGTACAACGTTATTTTGTATCTGTTGAGGTGGAACCCAGCTCACTTTAAACCTACCTTTTTTGTCTGGGTAAAATACCACTTGAGAATCTTTAACTCCATTGACCCATTGAAAATTACCTTGAGTAATTCCTAAAGTGCTTGACATTTCTTCATTATAATCAATTTGTTCGTATAATTTAACTAAGTTAAATATACTTCCTTTAGTTTCATCTCTAAAAGCATGCTCTGTTGTTCTTGGAAACTGACGGTAGAATTCATTTAAACCATCTGAATCATCTTTTAAACCGTCAACTTCGTTTTGCCAGTTATCTATTACACCTACATCTATTAATTCACCGTCTGGTGCAAATCTATCGACATCAGGAGTAGTAAAAACTGGAACTCCGTACTCATCAATAAAGCCTTCGTAGTTCCATTCCATTGGGATAAACAAAGAGTATAAACCAGACTTTGTCTGGCCATTTCTGTTT